GTAATAATACTGATGGTGGAACAGTTACTAATTTGTTTGTGTTAATATCGATTGTCTTAATCCAAGGATAATAAGTTGCTGCGTAGTTAGTATCTAATGCACTTGCTCCATCAGTACCAATTACGGATGTAATACCACTTCCTTGTGTTGCTGGTCTATCCATTTCGGTAATAAAGAATGCATCTGCTCTTTGCTCAACCATATCGATTATAGATGTGTGAACATATGAGTGATATTTTTTAACAACGCCAGGAGCAACAATCATATTAATATCCCATTCATCTGCGTTAGATAAAGCGTTAATTTGCTTCATATATGCTACTGAACCAGAAGAAGTAGAATTTGTTAAATTAAATCCTTGTGAATTTCCTGCGTTTATATCAGAACCTTTATAAATTGGAGTTGCTGGGTTCATACCATCAAAACCTTCTTGGAATGCTACAACAAATTGTGCCGCTGCTCCTGCGGTTGCTAATGATAAAGAACCACCATTTGCTACATCTAATCCGAATTCTACGTTTGAACCTACAGTTGCTCCTACTGGAATTGGTTTTAAGTAAATTGTATTATTTGTATTAAAATCCAAATCTATACCACCAAATTGTGCAGCCGATGCGGTTGCAAATGTTACTGTTGGGATTTGGTTTGATAATGTTGAATTGGCTGCAATTGGTAATTGATAAGCTGCGTGTCCAAATGGAACTGCTTGTACAGGAGCTCCTTCGTTTAAGTTTACTATTCTAATATACTTAGATTGATTTACCCAATCACCAGATGCTGTAATTTTGCCATCAATTGCAATTGATAATTTTCTATCACCAATTACTCTGCTGATATAGTTAGGAGAGTTAGGGTCTAAGTTTACGTTAGCGAATGTTTCTAATACACTCTTCTTTTTGTTTGTATCACCAAATGCTCTTACAGTTACAGTGAATGTACCATAATCAGTACCATTTACACTACCAGCTGCTTTGATATTTGAAATACCTATTTTAACTTTAGTATTAGCTGAGTTACCTGCTCCGATTGTTTCGAATTGAAATAATGGAGTTCTTTCACCAGCAATTAATTGTGATTTAATCATTGGTGTTAATGCCTCTTGTGCATTAAATGTAAATTCTTGGTCATCCAACGGAGTCACAGATGCAGTTACATTTGAATCAAATGTTATATTAACATTAGCAAAAGAAGAACTTTTAAAGAATCCATATACATATGGTTTTTTAGGACCAAATGGAGATGTACCAAATACTGCTTCAATATCATTTGTATCTTTTAAATCTAAAGATGCTGAAATTGGAGAAGTGTAAACGTTTGAGATTACAAAATCACCTGCTCCGTTTGCAGAAGATACCACAGATGCGGTTGCGAAACCACCATTTGATGATGACACGCTATTGAAAAGAATACCCAATGATTGCGTTACTATTCCTGCTGAGCTACTATGCTGAGCGGTTAACAACAATGGAGCTGTTTCTACATATCCACCTACACCTGCTACTCTACAAATAGTTGCAGTTCCTGCTTCTCTTAAATAGTTTTGAGCTGCTAATGGTGTATAATATGTTCCATCGGCTTTACCAAACCATGTTTCTAAATCTGCTTGAGAATTAACAATTGTTGGAACTAATGGTCCTTCTAAGAATGGACCAACGAATGCCGCCCCTATTTCTGCTACACCTTGTTGTAAAAATGATAAGTCGTTCTCTTTTGTGAAAACTCCTGGTGATACTAATTTTTCTGCCATTTTATGCTTATTTAATTTTTAATGTCTACTATAAATATAATCTTTTATTTCAAAACAACAAAAATAGTTTATTTATATGTTGGTGAGAAATAATCATAAACTTGTCCGATTTGAGTCGAAGTTAATTGAGTATTGTAAAATAATACCGGTCCTATTTGACCTGGGAAATAATAGGTATTTTCTGCATAGTTACCACCTATTTGTAATAATGCTCCCGTTGTATAGGTTTTACCACCATTTGATATAGTTCCTTGTGATGTTTTATCCAAATATCCAACGTTGGTAGTGTTAACAGTGTACGAAATCATATACCAAACATTTGTTGATAATGAGAAAGTACTACTACTATATTGTACAGTCGAACCTTCGTGTATAAAATAAGTACCACTACCATTTGAATTTAAATACAATGAGAATATTCTAGTACCACCACTAGCATCTTGCTTATTGAAGAAGTTATAATATCCATTTGCAGGATGTGATGCAAACCTAACCCAAGCTATTGCACTCCAAGTGTTGGTGTTAAATTGCGTATATCCACCATTGATGTTGGTTGTTGCATCTTTAAACCAAAATGCGTTTGTAGCACCTTGCCAATATTTTTCTTTTCTACTTGCTCCGTTATTATATGCCGGATTTGATTTACCTGTGATACCTGCTGATGCTCCTTGTCCTGCCGGTCTGAATCCCGTTCCCCATCCACTTAAATCCAACCAATCGGTTGTTGCAGTTCCGTTTGTAGAAGATGCTTTAGATGGGTCTAAGTACATTCTTAATCCTGTTGATGGGATATAAGGTTGTGTAGTTGTTCCTTTGTTATGAGAAATTAAACCATTTGAAATATAAACGTCAGCGTTTTCAACGTTAACAGTTGCGATTTCAATATCCTCTCTAACAATTGCTACATCATATACTTCTTCTTCACTACCATCAGCTTTAACTAATTTATCGCCAGGAAGAATATCACCAACAACTTTAAATCTATATTTAGAAATTTCATTATCCCAAACATATATTGGGTGAGTTTCAGTAGCTTCTATTACACCATCATTAATTGAATAATATGCAGATGCGAAATTGAATGTTATATCGGAAACAACAACGTTTTGTGCTGAACCTGATAATAAATCAGAATGATAGAATCTCCAATCAACTTGGTCAGATTCAGGGTCCTGTGATTCATCCGGCAATCCTGCTGGCACCCAAGCTTTAATTTCATCACCAACATTTAAATCTTCTACATTAACTAATGTATCATCGGATTTTGTTACCTTTGTTCCGAATATTAAACAAAAGTCAGGTTGGTTGATTGTATTATAAACATCTACTGCGTATAATCTTTTTGTAGTTGCTGAATTATAGCCAGTCGCTGCGGTATTGAATCCATCTACATATGTCATTGATAATAATGATTCTGCTTCAGAATATGTAGAAGATGCAATTGATGCCGGAGTAATTGGAAACGAAGGAGATGCTCCTAATGTTGGAGAACCTACTGAAAAGTTTGCGTTATCAAATGATACCGTATAATTTGCGGATACGTTACCAACTCTAGTACCATGTTTAGAACCTGCTGAACCAAATGAAAAGGTTGCAGTTTCAGTTGTACTTTCTACTATGTATGTGTATGTTGGTACGTTTGCAGTAACAGAATCAATTGCGAAATCTCCTATTGCTGCTGATGTGCCGGCTGCTGCGTTCATAGCATTTAATGAAACTGCTTGTGTAGTTCTAGCAGAACCTACAGTTGCTCTATATAAATTACCTAATGATAAATTGGTTTTTGGCATCTTATTATGTATTATTCTCCGTTATAAATATCTAAAAGTTTTTCTTTCCATACATCTTTATTTGAAAAGTATTTTATCATCCAATTTTTAAGTTTTTCAAACTCATTTTTACGGGTTTCATAATCATCTTTACAAATTGTTTCGTAGGTCTGCTTAAATGTTTCCTTGTCAACCGCTTTGTATTTATAATCAAGTGGTACGTGCCATCTTTCGTGTAGTATTGGAAGTTTACCCCAATCCACTGCTTCAAAAATTCCGTATCCAAATGGTTCAAATTCAAAGCAAGAATGAGATATTCCCCAATCAAGTCCGTAGAACCTTTCCTTATATTTGTAATCAAATTTATAAACCTTTGATTTTTCGAATCGGTATCCATATTTCTTTTTATAATATTTGTTGAATGTTTCTGTGTTAGTAGAAATATATCCTCCTAACCCATCCATATATTCAACATTCTTTCTTCCCTCTACTCTAGCCGCATATCCTATTTCCGTTGAGTTTGAAAGTTCTTTATTTTCTTTAAACTCATACACATTTGGTATGTGGTATAAGTTTTCAGTTTCATATGGGAAATGATATAATCCTACCCATACTTTATTTTTAATTTTATTAATTAATTCGTTTTCATATTCCCAATTTCCGTACCAATGAAGATATTCATCTTTTCCCATTTGTGCCATTAAAGACACTTTTGTTAAATTGTGGAAAATAATTGAATCAATTTTTTCCAAATTTTGATGTATAGCTCTGGTTGGAGTGTAATGACCATGTAATATGTGAATACGTCTAGCACCATCTAATATTTTTATTATTTCATCTTCCGATGTTTCCCATATATGGTCAACATCAATTGGAAATTCTTCGTAATTTTGTGGTTTATGTCTATGGAAAAGTAGAAGTGGCTTCACATCTAAATGCGGTGCCACTTCTTTTATCCATTCGGTTACCCATATATCAGCACCGCTGTTGAACCAAGGGCCTCCAGCGGTGGTGTAATAAACATCATACATTAATTATAACCCTTTATTTCTACAATTATCTAAATCTATTCTTAATTGTTCAATTTGTAATTGTTGTTCTTTTATACCTTCAATTAATAATGCTACTAATTTATCGTATTTAACTGCTTTATATCCACTTTCTCTTGTCTGAACTAATTGTGGTAATACTGCTTCAATTTCTTGTGCGATTACACCCACATCGTTTCCTTCGTATCCGTGCTCAATTTTGTTTTCTTCTTTCCAATCGTAAGTGTTACCACTAATCTTTCTGATTTTATCAATTGCGTTTTCGATTGGTTTAATATTCTCTTTGAAACGAATATCTGAAGATGAGAATGCTACGATATCATTTGTTGCATCAATTCTACCAGCGGTAGCGGATGCTGCCATACC